ATCGCAAGTTGCACTGAATGAGACGAGCGCTGCTCAGCAACGGCTCAACATGGAGCTTGGTGCTCAACTTGATCGCACCAATGCAGAGTTTTTTGCTGGACAAGACGTTCGTCGCTACCAAGCGCAAGGTTCTGAACAGCGTCTTACCTATGCAACGATGGGAGAACAGGAGCGTGCAACTGCCGCTTCCAGGGGTGAACAAGAGCGTAAAACTGTTGAAACGACTGGTTACCAGCAGCGTTTAGGGATTGCTGAAACTGGCGAACAAACACGTCAGACTCAATCACAGCTTCTTGCTGGTCAAGAGCGTCAAATTGGGTTAACTGGCGAACAAACTCGTCAAACGCAAGCTCAACTCCTTGCCGGACAAGAGCGCCAGATTGGCCTAACTGGTCAAGAACAACGGGCCACTCTTGGTAAATCGGGCGAAGAAACTCGCCTTACGGACTTGCAACAAGAGATGTTTAGGCGCTATAAAGAGAACCGGGATTACGAGCAAGCTCAACAGCAGTACCGAACATGAAGGAATGGATTCAGGTTTTAACCGATAAAGACCGCGAATCCTTTCTTGCCTTTTGTCGACGCGCTAGTTCTCCGATACAAATGTACCTGTACGCCCGATTTCTCGGGTTTACAGGTAGCATTGTGGAATGCGATGAATGGTCCAAGAAAGAATTTAAAAAACGAAATTTTAATGCGCTGTTAGAGAATGAAATTGATTCCATGCAACAGGATATTGCCAAGTTGCGTGATGCTATTGACATGGGGATCGTGAAGCAAGATATGGGAACCTCTCGAATTGCTATGCTTCAAAAAGAACTTCGTGGCTCTATTAAGCAACTCAATGATGAAAAGGTTTTATTAGATAAACAAGGTTTAATTCTTGCTGGAGCTGACCGAGCTTTACGGGAAATGGTTTCTATTTTCCGTGATGATCCCATTGAGGGGCCTCTCCAGGAAGCATCGATGGGGGTTTGGACCAAGATCCTGTCGGAAGAGTCGTAAGGATAATTGCGCTAAGCTACGGGCATGGTAGCAACCAGTATCTATTCTGTATATCGACGGACGGCGCGTGCGGCAGCGCAGAAACGTGTCGTCAAACAAACTAGTACGGTAGATATTGAAAGAGCTCGAACAGATTTTGGTTATTTCTGCGAGGTTGTTGGTGATAAGCCACCTGCAGATCACCACAAAGAATGGCACAAATATCTGTGTACTGAAGAAAACAGTGAATGCTTGGTGGGCATTGCTGGCCCCAATGTAGATATTCTGGCGCCAAGGGGTAGTGCTAAATCCACGGTTTTAGGTTTATTTACGGCTTGGGCAATTGGTATTCACGCTCTGCATAAAAAGCCGCTCAAAATTTTATACATTTCCTATACCGTTGATGTTGCTCGACCAAAGAGCGCTGCAATTAAACGCATTATTGAAGAAAGCAAGACTTATGGCGAGATATTCCCAAGTGTAAAAATTGCCAAGGGAATTAACTCCAATGAGTATTGGAGTATTGATTGGAAATTTGCAGGTATTAAATCTACTGGTGAAGAAGAGTTTACTGTTTGTTGTGCCGGTTTGAAAGGTGCAGTGACATCAAAGCGTTCGCATTTGTGCATTATTGACGACGCGATTAAATCGGCTGACGATATTAAAAACAGGGATATCCGTGCGGCTATGGAAGATAACTGGAATTCCGTTATTGTTCCTACCATGTTCGAAGGTGGAAGGGCGATTTGCCTTGGCACCAGATTTAGGCATGATGATATTCATAACACAACATTCATTCCATCAAATGATTGGATACAAATTGTTCAATCAGCTATTACAATTGACGAGCAAGGAGAAGAGTTGTCATATTGGCCGGCGCTTTGGTCCTTAGATTACTTAAAAGATCGCCGCAGACAGGCCCCAATTGCTTTTAGTTTTCAGTATCAGAATCAAATTGTACAAACCAGTGAGTTATCCCTGTCTCCTGATTTAATTGTCAAAGGCGCCATCGCCACTCAATTTGACTCCCTGGGTGTTGGAGTTGATTTATCAGCTGGGATCCGAGAACAAAATGACTACACTGTGTTCACGATGGGTGGTCGTGTTGGGGACAGAATTCATATCATCGATTGCAAGAGAATTCGCATGATGGGGAACCTGGAAAAACTCGAATCATTGATGGAGATGATGGAGGAGTGGGGTATTGTACACAAAGATGGAAACCGGTACTTCCCCACTGGTAACAATATTGATATCTGGTCTGAAGCGGTGGCGTATCAGGCTTCGTTAGAAGCAGATTTCAAGCGTATTTGTCTTGGAGACCATGGCCTCTACAACATGAACTGGCATGCAATCAAAGGGTTCCGTGGTGACAAAGTGGCCAGGTTCCGTGGCATCATGGGTTTATTCGAGCAACGAAAAATCATTTTTAACAAGTACAGACGCTTTGGGTATTTGCACGATGAGATCGTCAATTTTGGCGTCAGCTCTCACGATGACTGCGTCGATTCACTGGTCTGGTTGTGCAATGGTTTAATGACCAGAGGGAAACTCCAGCTGGAGTTCTAAATCAGATTATGTGGTATAAAGTATTTTGGACCTAGACTTATAAAATCACCCAATGTCCACCAGCTATTACAACGTCGAACTTGAACAGGATGTCTACGGCTCTGCCGTAATCCCGCTTCCCGACGAATTGTGTCACGACATGGCACTTCAACCAAACGAGCGTTTTGAACTCGAGGTTGAAGATGACGTAATTACACTAAAACGCATTGCTGTTGGCTACGATATTGACGAGTAATCCTTAACCACCCATGAGCGACGGAAATAAAACTGCCCTCGATGACATTCTTAAGGCAGTCATAACTCGCGATGGTAGCGGCACAGCAGACACGATGCTGGTCAATGCGCATCTCGGCCAGATGCGCATGTTCGGGATCCGGCAAGGTGTTGAATTTTATCCAGAACAAGACAACCTTGGTACCCAACGGTTTGATTTTATTCAACAGGTAATCAAATTTAATAAGCTGGATGCCCGTTTAGATTCAATTTGGGACCGGTTTTTGTGCTACGGAAAAGGACTGTTTTATATTCGCCCCACTAAAAAAACGTATCGTCTGTACTGGTTTGATAAAGATTCGTATCGCACCTATTACTCTCCGGATGGCGATTTAGAAGAAGTCATCATTATCTATCCGTATAAAGTTCGCTCCACTCGTGGTTTTCAGGGTGTTGGACTGAATACGGATAAGCGGTATATGAGACTTCGGATTACCGCTACGGAGATCGAAGAGTTTCATAGCGAGCAGGAAATTACGTTTGATATGCCAACAATGGAGTTTGGCGTATTTGACAAAAAGACAGTTGTCAACACCATGGAATTTATTCCCTGTGTTGAGGTCTTTAACAACCCCGATGCTTTTGGTACTGAAGGGGCTGGTGAATTTGATTGGATGTCAAACCAAATCATCGCACACGATGAGATGGTTAAAAATATTCGCGCCAACCTGTCCTTCTTCGGTAATCCCACTCTCCTTTCATCCAGGCCCAAGCAGGACATTGTCGAAAGCGGGGATACTGATGTTGCTCAACGTCCAAGCATTTCAAGCCAATCAGGATTTCAATCTGAATTCTTCTTATCAAGTTCCACGTACAAACAAGATAACGTAAACCGGCAACCCCCTGGGTACATTGGTAAACCAGGAAGTGGCATGAGGGTTCCTCGGGTTATCGCCAACCTGGAGCCAACTGATCGTGTCGGTTTTATTACACCGAATGCTGTAAGCACTGATCAGGCTAGGTACGCAGAGCAGCTGAGAAGTGAGATCCGACTGGCGTTGGGCGGTATTGATGACTTGAGTATCACAAATGTTACCGCTACTGAAATCAAATCCGCTTACGGTCGTGTTAGCGCAACGGCAAAGAAAAAATGCTTGCAACTCTATACGTATGGAATTTGCAAGTGTTTTGAATTAATGATTTTCCAGGAAGAGCAAATCTTCAGGAAATCATTAGCCTACGCTTCCGGAATTAAATACCCAGCTCCTCCCGAGGATCCGGATGATGAAGTTGCTATTGCAAAATATGAAAAGCAAAAGTCAACTTACGAAAAGAAACTTCAGAAGGCTATTGATACGGCATTAGAGACAAGAGAAATCCCTGATGGCGTTCTAGGTTTGGCCCCAGATGGGGATCGCTCTGTGGCTTGGCGTTGGATGGGGCCTGTTTACGAAGATACTGCACAAGATAAATTAAACCAGTCTATTTTTACTCGTAACTTACAAGAGTTAGGGGTTGATAGCATTGAAGCACTGAAGTATTTGTTCCCTTCAAAAACGGATGACGAAATCGCGGGCATGCTCTCGGGGTTCCCATTCCGGATGGTGGGGGAAGTACAGAGGGCCTACTCCGCATTTATTGACCTTGTCAATTTAGAAATGCGGACACCGCATCCGCAGCAACCGAATTTACCGATGGCTGCGGATCCAAGACTTGATCTTACCCCCTTCCTTTACCGAACTCTCGAAAGCCTACAAAAAGAGGTAACCTATGCAGGCCGATACCGCAATGCCGACCCAATCGGCACCCCAAGTATCCCCGACCCAGCCGACCAGCTACGCGGCTCCAATGGCTCAGACGGCGGCCCAAGCTCCGGCGGTGGCGACCAACTCTCAATGGGTGGCGCCTTACCAGCAGATGGTGGCCCCAGCCCCGCAAACCCAGGCCCAGATGGGGGTCCCCAGCTACCCATCAAACCCTACAGCGTTTTACCCCCAAGCACCCCAGGAAGCCCCACAAGCGGAGAATCCGTACAAGGAGGCATTCAACCGGGTGGTGGGGCTCCTGAGTTCGCCCGTCCAATTCCCATTCCAGGGTCAACAATCGGCAGTGACTCAACCGGTAAACCCGGCCAGTTACGCTTCCCAACAGGCTCCCCAGTACAACAACGCGGGGATGCCGACCTCTATGCCTGGGACCAGCAACAACCAGGCCTACTCCAACGGTTATTCCCAACCTTCACAGGAAATCAGCCAGGACCAACTCCTGGCAAACGGAGTAAGCCCGCAAAGTCTTGAGGTTATCAATTATTTTGGTGCGGACGTTCCCGCCATCCTCAATACCTACGCTTGTCAGCTGGAAGATGCGCTGATTCAAACCAATCAGCAACTCATTGAAGCCGTTGGCCTCCTTCAGGAGCTGTCGAATGAGCACAAAGCTTATGAGACCATCCTGACTGATCCCGATGTCCTCGCAGACTATACCTGTGAGTTCTTCGGTGAGAATGGTCCTTATCCGATCCCTGATTCGGAGATTGGTTATGCTCCCGCTCAGCAAGGACAAGCAGTTGGTCAACAGTACCAGCGTCCGGCCGCTCCTCAGCGTCCTGAAATGCCTGTTCCTCCTCAGCCTCAAGCGCAAGGCAATCCCATGGATTTCTGGAATAGCTTTGGCTCTCTGGCTGATCGTGACCCTGCAAATGCTTGGCGCTATCTGAACGCTGCTCAGTCCAACCCTGAAGTGTTCCGCCAGAAACTCCTGGTAATGGAGTGATATCGGTAAACCGATTAAATCGCATTTATCAGAAAAATAAGTAAATGTAAAATAAGGGGTAGCAATAGCTGCCCCTTTTATTTGTAATATTCATGACTGCTAAGAAGGAGAGCGCTGGCAAAAGAACTGATCAGTTTTTGGCGAAGATTGGTACCGCTGGTGGTCCAATTGGCTCTCCATTTCTTTTTAGTTTTGGTGCCGGCAATCTTGCGCAACAAGTGCAATCTGGCATGGTAGACGAGTATGCTCCGATTCGAGCTCGTAGCCTTGCGCCCAACATTGGGAGTCCCAATGCTCCTCAGCCTCCAATGCCCAGTGACCTGGATGCTTCTTATCTGAAGTTGAATCTTCCTGGTTCACCACTTCCTAGAAATGGTCTCATGGCGGCCCAGTTTATTGATTCAGCAGAATATACACAAGATGCGATTGTTGCCAATGAGCAACGCATGTACAGTCAATTTATGCCTATGACTGGACAGCTCCCAATGGGCATTCAACTCCCCATGCCTCAAAAGAAAGGTGGCCGCTAATGGACAAATCTAAAGCTAAAAAGGCTGTTAAAAAATCTGAATCCAGAAAGCAAATGGCCGAAGCTGCTAATATGATGGCAAATATGCAAGCAGCAGCAGGGGCAGGAATTGACCCTGAGGTTCAATCCCCACAGATTGACATGCAGCCCCCGACCATCAATCCCTACCATGCAATGGGTTCGATGGCACCGATGACTTATGCTCCTGGAAACATGCTGCCAGGATATAATTTCCCTGTGATGGTAAATCCGGAAGCTTAATTTCAAAAGTTATTAATCCGGATTGATAAATTGTTGCTATAATTTTTTCTAGTGGAGCTTTTGTTCCATTTTGTAGAGGATACTTGTCCTCGGGTATCAGCTAAACCTACGCTGAGAAACCAACATGTTTATCGATAACGATTTCCCGAAGCTGCTGGGCGCGGAGCTGTACCGTCCCCACCCAGCTTACATTGTGGAGATGGCAGCTGAGCCTGTCGTTGTCCACGACTTCACCAAACAGCCCGGTCAAACCGTTCAGTTAGACCGGTATCGTTTCTGGGGCAACCCTGGCACCAAAACTCAACGTGAGCGCACCCAAGACCAAACGATTGGTACGGCCAACAGCCGCTCCATCGTTAAGGACAAGGTGCTTGTGTCTCTGCGTGAGTACACTGGTCCTGCTGACCCGAACAACGCTACCCTCCCGAGCACCTTTAAGATTGCTCGTGAGACTCTGATGACCGCTCAGCGTCTGCTGCTGGACACCGGG